TTGGTGGATAATATTATTTCTAATTTTTGCTATGGGTGGCTGGAACAATGGTGGTTTCGGCGGTGGCTTCGGCGGAGGTGCTGATAATATGTATCCTTGGCTATCAAACGGACAAAAAGAAATAATGCAAAATACAAATCAAGGCTTCAATACTTTACAATTAGGAAATCAATTAAATGATATTTCTAATTCAGTACAAGGAATCAGTACACAACTTTGCAACTGTTGTGGAGACATTTCTCAAAGTTTGTGCAATGGATTCGCAGGAGTGAACCAAACTGTAAGTTCTGGATTTGCTAATGTTGAAACTGCAGCTAATGCTAGACAAATGGCTAATATGAACCAAAACTTCAATAATCAAACAGCAATGTTACAGGGATTCAACCAATTAGGTTCTCAATTTGCTGATTGTTGCTGTGAAAATAGATTAGCAAATTGTCAAACTCAAAACATTATTCAAAATGAAGGAAATGCTACAAGATTTGCTGACGCTAATAATACAAGAGATATTATTACAAACGCAACTTCTAATACACAAGCTATTCTTGATAAACTATGTCAATTAGAATTAGATGGAGTAAAAGCACAAGTTGAAGCTAAAAATGATAAAATTGCAGACTTACAAAGACAACTAAGTACAGCAGATTTTAGAGCAAGTCAAACTGCTCAAAACGCATTTATTTCTCAAGGATTTAGTAATGAGGTAGACCAGTTGTATAACAGATTGAACAGCTGCCCAATTCCGGCAACTCCGGTCTATGGACGCACTCCGATATTTACCTGCAACAATAATAACGGCTGTGGATGCGGATGTAATGGAAATTTTTAAGTAAAAACAAAACAGCAAGCACCTGATTACAGGATGCTCGAATACGAGAACTTGCTATATGAACAGAGATAGACAAGTTTCGTCTGTCTCTTTAATTTTTTAGAAAGGAATTGATGATTATGATAGAAAGCGTACAAGAATTACCAATTACATTAACTAATAATACGGCTTTTATAACGTTTAGTGTTGACGATATAAGAACTAGAAGTGCAAATTGTTGTAATGGTTGGCTTCAACACAGAGAAGGTTCTCCATTATATCAATTACTTGAATGTGGATATTATGATGTTACATTTAAAGCCGTAGTTAGCTCAGCTACAGCTGGAGAAGTGGCACTAGCTTTATATGAAGATGGTATAATTTCTCCTGGAACAACTACTGCAGCAACTCTTGCTACCGCAGGTGATGTCACCACTTTAACATTTGATACTATACTACAAGTATGTGGAAAAGGTAATACAACTATAGCTGTAGGTAGTGTACCTAGTCTTCCAGATTTTACAGATTTAACTGCTCCTGGTATAGATACACAAACTCCTATTATTGCGAGTGCAAATTTAGTAATTAAGAAAAGAGTGCAATAGGAGGTGTTTATATGGAGGAGGAAGAAGAAAAGAAAGAAGAAGTGTGCTATACAGATAAAGTGAAAGAACTTGTTTGTAAAGAACTCGAAAAATTTTCTAATTCAGAACTGACAAGTGACGAATTAGATGTATTGTATAAGTTAGTTGATATTGATAAAGATTTAGAAAATATTGACTACTGGAAATGTAAAAAGGAGGTTATGAAAATGAGATATAATGATTATGGAGATTATTCAGAAGGTGGATATTCAGAAGGAAGATACGGTAGACGTGGTGTACCTGGTACAGGTAGAGGTAGATACAGAGGTCACGACGATGGAGAAGATATGATTGAAGATATGAAAGAAAGTTATTCTGCATATTCAGAAAGTCGTTCTGCATATAATAGAGGTAATTATAATGCAGGAGAAGATAGTATGGAAGCATTAGAAGACACTATGAGATTGTTCACAGAGTTTGCTCAAAAGATGATTAAAGAAGTTGATTCTCCAGAAGCAAAGCAAATAATTAGAAAGCATTTAAGAAAAATAAGCCAAATGGGGTAATGTGAATGTATAAATATTATAATGCTAATGAGCATAATAATTTTGTGAATGATTGTGTAATTCGTGCTATTTCTACTGCGGAAGATAAAAGTTGGAGTGACACGTATGACGATTTAAGTAGAATAGCAAAGAAAAACGGTATCTTACTTGATGATGTGAATTTTGTTGAACCTTTGTTGGATTATAGGTATGACAGAGTTGAAACTTATCCAGACGAAACAGTTGGTGATTTTGTCGAAAGATGTCAAATTGGAACATATTTAATAACTATGCCTAATCATATAACTACGGTGATTGACGGCGTTGTATATGACACATTTGACTGTAGAGACAGAGAACTTTGGGACGTTTGGAAAGTTTTATAAAAAAAGTTAAAATATCTCTTGACTATTCTGTTCAATTTTGTTATAATATGAACAGAAATAGATATGTCCTGGGGGCATACGATATTTGGTATGAAATTCGGTCCAAGTTCGTAGCAAATGGGATGGGTAATATTTCTATATAACGTAACAGTTGTGTAGTTAGACCCATTCGGTTTGCTACGAACTTGTTTTAGTTTAAAAAAAATATAATTTAAAGGAGGATTTATTATGGGCGCAGTTAATTATGCCGAAGCCTACGAAAGAGCGTTAGCACAAGCATATCCAAACGTATTAAACTTTGGTGAATTATATAATGTAGCTAACAACAGAACATATAAGTTCGTAGACGCAAAAACAATTCATATTCCATCAATTTCTGTAACAGGTAGAAAAAATGTTAACAGAGACGCTATAGATGGAACATTCCAAAGAAACGTAGATAATGAATGGGAGACAAAAACCCTTACATTCTACAGAGAGTGGTCAACAAGTATAGACCCAGCAGACGTTATGGATACTAATATGGTATTAACTATCCAAAACGCAACACAAGTATTCAACGAAACACAAAAATTTCCAGAAAAAGATGCATATACAATTTCAAAAATATATGCTGATTGGGTAGCTGAAGGAAAAACAGCTGACACTACAGCTTTAAACGTAGACAATGTATTAGCAGTATTTGATAAGTTAATGGAACAAATGGACGAAGCATTAGTACCTGCACAAGGAAGATTACTATATGTTACTCCAGCTGTTAAAACTTTATTAAAACAAGCTAGTAACATTGGTCTATCAAGAAGTGTTCAAAATGGTGAAAATACTATAAACAGAGTTGTAGATAGACTTGACGAAATCAAGTTAATATCTGTACCTTCATTCTTAATGAAGACTGCTTATACATTCACTACAGGATTTGAACCATCTGATAGTGCTAAACAAATCAACTTGTTCTTAGTACACCCATCTGCTATCTTAACACCTAGCAAATACGCATTTGTTGGTATGGAAGCTCCAGCAGCTGGAACTAAAGGTGACTATATCTATTATGAAAAAGAATACAGTGATGTATTTATATTAAATAATAGAACAGGAGCTATAGCATTTAACATCACAGAATAATAAATTGTAAGTAAAGGAGAAAAGGTTATGTTATTGTCAAAGTTAACACCGGTCGTACTTTATAATCTTAAATCTACAAGAGGTGCGGACGGTGACTTAATCGAAGAATATGAAGATATATTCCACGCTGACGGAGCTGTGCAATACCTTGCGTCAGATGAGATTGCTCAAAGTGCATACGGTGCTAACCTTGACAAAACATACCGCTTCAAATCTATATACAATGACTTAGAACCATTTTTATTGGAGAAAACAAATAATTCTCCAGACAACTTAACAAAGTATTTAGTTGAGTGGAAAGGAAATAAGTACGCTGTTGTGAAGGTTACTCCGTTATATATTGATATACAATGGAGGTGATTTTATGGCTAACTCACATTATAGAGATAACTTCGGTAGGTGGCAACAAAAAGTCACTGTGAATATAACTAAAAAGTTAATGAAAGAAGCCGAAGATATGAGAATAAATCTTGAACAGGTTGTAGCTGATAAATTAAAAGAAACACATAAAGCAAATGTAGTTGCGTCATATTACCCAAGAGCTAGAGGCGAGCAAGAAAAGGTTGAATATAACAAAGCTAAAAAAGCCGAAGAAGCTGAAAAAAATAAAGGTAAATATGGTGAAGATAGAAAAAGATTAAGCCGTAAAACGCTTTCATATAAACATACTGGTATTCTTGAAGGAGCCATTGATACTAAAATTGAGAAGAAAAGTAAATATGAAAGCAAAGTTAGTATTATTATAAAACCAGACCCATATCCTAATGACGGTCATAGAGATAAAACTATCACTGCTACACAGGTATATGAATGGTTAAGAGAAGGCACCAGAGGTGGAGGTCATTATTGGTTTTATAACGAAGAAGCTGAAAGACCAACCGCTTATAATTATCCAACACCAGCACATTTATTTGAAATGCACACTTCGCTTCAAATGAAAGGTTTTATTGATAGTTTAAATCTTAAAAATTATGTTAGAAAACAGAAATATAAAAAATAGGAGGTAGATTAAATGAGATTAGTGAACAATCTTCGTGTAATGATACAAAGTAAGTTAACCGAAATCGAAGGTTTGGAAACTGGTATCATTATACCTCAAGAAATGGTTGAAAAAGGTAGATATTATTTTGGATATGACATCAGAACTAGTTTAAATCACAGAGATTTATCTTATGATAATGAACAATATACTATTTCTGTAATTGGGTATTTATCTACAAAAGGTGGTACACAAAAGCAATTTGATGATTACCTAGACGCTATATGTGAAAAATTAGGCGAATTAAGATTTAGACCTACAACTCAAGATAGTCCTATTACACCAGACACAGGCTATCGCGAATGTATGTTAACTGCATACGCACAAGCAAATACTTTAGAAGGGACATTAAGATAGTCCACTGAACTAAATACTTTGTTAAGGAAAATATTTTATAGGAGGTAATATTATGGATCCAGATGCAAAAATTCAAGTAGCCACACTTGGTACTGCGTTATATTTTAGCAAAGACCACGTTGGTAGATTTGTTGGAAACGCAGGCTCTTATAACCAATCAGACCTAGACACTGCTTTAGGTGGATATACAAGAGTTTACGGTTTGGCTTCAACACCAGATTTTGGTGGACAACCAAATACAATAGATACAACAACATTAGATAATACTAAATCAGAAACATCAGTTTTAGGATTACAACCAGCCGCAGAAGTTACATATGAAATCAATATGATGAGCTTCAAAGATAACGCTGGGGTTGCTCATAACCTAAGAAGCGTTAAAGAAATGGCTGACGCTGACCCTAAAGTTAAAGCTCACTGGATAGTATATAAGGCTTCAGGAGTAATAATTGAATATGACGCAACTTGTAGCATAAGCTATACAGCTGACGCTCAACAAGATATTGAAAAATTCAGTATCTATCACGACGTAAGAAGTGATATAAAAGTGTCATTACCAAATCAAAATAGTCTTTAATTAAATAAAACTAAACTTAGGTGGTCAGTTTAGCCAGGTCAATCTTCGGGCGTTTACACCCACCATTTTATTAAATAGGAGGATTGAAATTATGGATAATGTAGTAATCATTAAAATTGAAGGTGTAGAGTATGAATTCAAATTAAAGAGTTCAAGTATTTTATACTTAGAAAAAAAATTAGGTAAGAATATATTTGAAGCATTCCAAAATCCAGACTTTACAACAATGGTTAATTTATTCTATGCCTGTGCAAGCCAAGCGTGTAAAGTAAAATATGCAGACGAAGGGGATTTATTTGACGCATTATTAAAAGAATATGGAATGCAAGAGCTAGCTGAGAATTATCTAAATGAGATAGTTCAAAAATCAGGCTTAGTACAGAAAGAGCAAGAAATACCTATGACACCCAGTACAGAAGCTAGCGAAAAAACTTGGAATAAATAAGTGGATTGATGAAGGAGAAAATGAATATGACCCTATAGCAGGATTTCACGTTGTTCACGATATATATGCTGAGTTAGTAAAACAAGGTAGTGAATTACGAGACTTATATGATTATTCTTGTAAGGAATTATTATTTATGCTAAAGTACAAACGAGAAGGATTAGCTTATAAAATTTGGCGTATGGGTAGTATGAACAGAGCCGCATTTGGTGCGAAAACTTATCCCGTTAAGATGGAAGAAGCTATGTCTGAATTGTTTGAAAAAAGACCGAAGGCTCCTATGCCAGAATGGTTGAGGGAGGATTATGAAAAGAAAGTAAATCAATCCGTAAAAAAACGTATTGATTAAAATATAGGTTGTAGGAGGTAGTAAATATGAATGAAGAAATAGAATCTCTTTATGCGTTGTTAGGTGTTAAACCAGATGAAGCTAGTGTTAGTGATTCGGTTGATAAATTGGTTAAAGCCGTACAATCAAAATTAAAATCATCTATTTATGGTGGTAAAGACGGAGTTATTACGCTTCCTGCAACGATAGACGGTAAGTTCAAAAACGGTAAAGAGATAAATCAAGAAATAAAAGACGCTTACGCCGCCATCTACAAAAAAGCACAACAGATGGCTGACGAAAGCGTCTCTTTAACATTAAAAGATATAAAAGATTTTAAGACCCAAATTGATAAGTTTGGTAAAAAAACCGCCAAATATAAAGGTAGCGATATTATTGCTAATGCCAATAATAATTTGAGACAAATGTTAAGTGATTATCAAGATTTCGTAAACGATTTAAGAAAACAAGTTAATACTCAACAAAAGGCTCAAATAAAACAAACACAAAAAGTAAAAGCACAACAAAAAGCAAAAACTAAAAAGTCTTATCACGGTATAACAGATGAAGAAATAGAATCTAATATTCAAAGTGAACGAAGAAGACGTTTGAGTGGAATAAAGCAAGCTGAACCAAAAGGATACAAACGTTATGTAGGATTTGAAGGTGGTGTAGCAACAGATAAAACACTCAAAGCAAGTGACCGTGGAGGACCATATCCAAGTAATTATGCTCGACAAATGAAGTTAAGTGAATTAGCGGCAGTTAAATGGATGAAGAAAAGTTTAAAAACATATCTTAGCGAAAATATCGCAAATGATTATGCGAAAGCCTTTACAAATGGAATGCCTATAAAACGTCAAATACAAGAAAAAAAGAAAAATGGACAAATAGAAACTAGATATGAAGATGACGTATATTATGGAAAAAATAAAAATAACATTTCAGATAAACAGAAAGCAGATGAAACAGCTAATTTAATTTCAAATGAACTTGCTAAAATATTAGGAGGATTAGAGGCTAACCGTCCTGACGCTAGTATAGACCAATTCAATAAATATCTTGAAGCTACTTTACAATCTGAGAAAAACGGTAAAGGTGGTTATGACGCTATATTACTAGCGTTAAATAAAACATTTCATAGATATTTTAATACAGATGGTACGATTGGTATAACTGATGGCGGAAAAACAGGTGCAGGTGAAGGTCATCGTCAAGCACAAAGAGCTATTATTGGAATGATAAAAACATTCAAAGAAAAATTAGAGACTGGTTTTGCTGATAAAGTAGTAAAAGTAGGAGAACAATTAGTTAACGTATCAGCAGAAGAATTACGTCAATTAAAAGTATTAGCAAGAATAGACCCTAGAGCTGCAAGTAAAGAAGTAGACCGAATATTAAATGGTACAAATGTGTCTTCGACTAAACAAGGCTCTGGTAGTAAATTAGACCAAGAAGTAAATAGACTTGTGCGAGAATCTAAAAATACCACTAATGCAGTAAAAGCTGGTACAAAAGCTACAAATGTTCAAACTGTTTATGATAAAAACGCAAATGTCAAATCTGATACAGATATGGCAAAAGAAATAAAAGTAGAAGAAGTAAATAGAGATATAAACAAAGACACTGCACGAGCAGTAAAAGCAGACGAAGTTAGTGGTTTCAATACTGATACAACTGCTAATAAACTTATTGGAATAGTGGAAGATATACGTAATAATTTAGGTAAAGCAAAAGACATTACTTCTAAAATAGAATTACCTATTAGTACAAAAGATTTATATAAAAAATTAGCTGACCCAAGTAAAATATTAGGATTACCAAAACCAGACGGAAGAAGAAAGAAAATCTCAGATGGATTAAAAGATGAAAATCCACAATTAGGATTGATACCCGTACAAAATGCAATGAAAAAAGCGTTAGCGGTTATACCGGGAGAATTTGCAAAAACATTAAAAGAAGCTATCCACCCTTCAGTATTAGATAAACAAAGACACATTGACAGACCAGAAGGCACTGATAAATTTGAATATGATGAAGATATGCTACGTAGACTAGCAAATGCGTCAAATGCAAGAAAGGAAGCAAGGCGTAATCAAAATGGAGATATTACAGCTCCTCCTAGAGTAGTAATACCAGATTATCAACCACAAGTTGAAAAATCTAAAATATATGCGTCTCCAATAAAGCAAACTGTTTGGGATAAATTAGCAGACGCATTAGGAGATTTGACTGGTGCAACTAAGGCATACAAAGACGTGATGAACGCTGCAGCAGAAGACCAAGATAAAATGGCGGCAGAAAGAATTGTTCAATATGGTATGAATAATGGTAGAAATCCTAATGATACTGGTGATATAGCTGGTATGAGACGTATCTTGCAACTATATAGAACTAACAAAGCAAGCATTGAACAGAACCCAGAATTAAGACAGAAAATAAGATTGACTGGTGGCAGAGATGTTGATACTACTGCTATTACAAAAGCATTGAATAAAGTTTTATCTGGTAAACAAATGCGTAATGCTCAAATGGGAGGAAGTCCATTACGTCAAGTAGCAGGTGCATTTACTGGATTTATAGGAATGCCATCTCTTGAAAAATCAAGAGCGCAAGCAGACGGACTAAATCAAATATTAGGAAATATAAATAATGCGTTAAATTCTGTATTGGCAAATATTCAAATGAAAGAAACTGAACTTGCTGGTTTAGAAAAAGAAGGAAAGGCTAAATTTAACGCAGATGGAACATTGACAGAAGATTCATCTAGTGCAGCTTTCAAAACGTTAGCTGATTTAGAAGAAGAAAAATTAGTATTGGATACAATCAAAGCCGATTTATTAGCAAATGATGAAATTATCGCAAGAACAGGTGGAAAGTTTAGTAAATTAGTAAGACAATTATCATTCACTTCTCCTGTATTAAGAGATAATAATAGCATATTAAGAAATATAAATGCGGGATTAGATAAAAATGGAAAAGCATTAAAATTTCAAACTAGAATGGCAGAAATTTTGAATTATACATTCCAGTTAATATCTCGTAGTATAGGTCAATGGTTTAAGAAAATAATCAGTATGTTAAATCCATTGAATATTATAAAAAGTGTTTTTAAAACTATTACCGGTTGGATAAAAAGCGCGTTTCAAGATTTTGGAAGTTATGATACAAAATGGCAACGTACTATGAATGTAATTAAAATAAACTTCCAAAGAGCGATAAAACCAGCAATGGAATGGATAGCACAAAAATTAGTAAATATTATAGGCTTCTTTAATATAATTTCTATGAAAGTACAGGAAGCATTTGGACAAACACCGGTTGACTTATTCGACCAAGCTGGCGCAAATGCTGAAAAAATGCGTAGAGAATTAGAAAAAGCGGCAAATGTTACAGCAGGATTTGACGAACTTCACGATATTGGTTCAGATAATAGTGGAGAAAATGATTTACTCGGCGATATTTATAAACCTCAACTATCAGATGAATGGAAAGCAATGGCAGAAGAAATCGGTGATTTATTTGCTGGTTTGATAAAAGGTGAAAAAACTATAGGAGAAGTTTTCGGTAGAATATTTGGAATGTTATTAGAGTTATTAGGAAAAATAGCAAAAGCTATTTGGGATTGGTTTAAACAAACATCACTTGGTAAATGGTTAATCGCTAATTGGAAGAAAATATTAGCTTCAATATTAACTGCATTCTTAGCGTGGAAGTTGTTGAAAATAGCTGGTCCAACATTACTTAAAGCATTATGGGGCTGGATAACAAATGGTAAAATTGGAGAGATATTTGGAAAACTTGGTACTAAATTTATGGATGTGTTCACATCTACCCAATTTGGCAGTGATTTCGTACGTGGTATAAAAGCTATGTTTAATAGCGGAGGTATGATTGGTACATTTAAAGCTGGTGGTGCTTCACTTGGAGCAGTATTTGCACAAGCATTGGTTGCTGTAATAGGTGTTGCGATAGCAGGATTTAGTATAGCAAAAGGATTTGATATAGTAGCCGACGACGAATCATATAACTTAGGTTATGAAGCCTATGGTGGTACAAAAGATAAAGATAAAAAATCAGGTGCTGGCGGTAAAGCTCTGGGTACATTGGGTGGTGCAGCTGGTGGAGCATTAGCAGGACTTGCAATAGGAGGACCAATAGGTGCTGCGATAGGTGCCGCGATAGGTGGAATCGCAGGATTGATTACAACTTCATTAGCTCCTGCGTTTGAAAAATTAGAAGTCGCTGCGAGAAACGCAAATAATGAAATGCAAAAAATCGAATATTATGAAGGTGCTGTAAAAGGTGCGCAATCCCAAGTAGATATATTTGACGAACAGCAACAATTATTGAAACAATCATTGGAACTAAGTACAAAAGCTGTTTATGAACAAGGTGAAAAACTTGGTATAAGTAAATCTCGTATGGACGAATTAGTACAGGCTACACAAAATGGTACATTTACTACAGATATGCTAACAGGTTCAGAAACAGGATTAGCAGGAAGCCTTACTGATTTAGCACAAAAACAAGAACATACTACTGAGGTTACTAAAAAATTAGAAGAAGCTCAAAAGAAACTATTGAAAGCTCAAACGGAATTATCTATTGCTCAAGACATAGAAGCTGGTAATTTTGAAATAGCAGCCGCAAGAATTGAAGTAGCGGAAGCGCAAGGTGTATATTCGACAGAAGACGCTACTAAAAAACGTATTCAATTATACAAACAAGGTGGAGAAGAAGAAAGAAAGAATTTACTTCAAAATCTAACACAAGACCAAAGACAGAAAATGGCTGAATATAACGCTGTTACTGATAAAGAACTACAAGAATTATCAAAGATATGGCAGGAATCAAGCGACGACGTTAAAAAATCTTTACTTGAAGGTGTTGGCGCAGATACTCAACAAAAATTCCAACAAGAAATGAATAGTATAGACGCAATAATACAACAACATCAAGGTTTTTGGCAAGGAGTTGGAGATACTATTGCAGAAATATTCTCATTTGGTAATGCAAAAACGTGGACGTATAATGGTGAAGCTAAATATGAAGAAGAAGCTAAAAAAGGTAAATTCACAGTAAGAACATACGCAGTTGGTACAAATTATGTACCAAATGACGGATTAGCTTACTTACACCAAGGAGAAGCTGTTATACCTAAAAAATATAATCAACCATATCAACCACAAAATAA